GCTGAGCTGGATCAGGATCCCGCCCAGGACGGGGCTATCAACCGACTCGACAGCCTTGAGGCGAACGAACTCGTAACCGCTGGCGCCCAGAACGCTGGCGTCAACAATGACGCGCACGATCTTGCTGCTGCCGGCAGTCGTGGTGAATCCGGCGGTCGTCGCCTTGGTCAGCGTGCCGGGGGTGTCGCCGCTGAGAATCTGCTGATACGCAAATTCAACCGCGGAGGAATTGGACGCGCTGACATCATCGCAGGCCTCAACCGTCAGGGTCGAGGTTCCGGTTGTGCCGACTCCGGCGTAGATGATGAACTCTGCGGTTTTGTAGTTCCGCATCGACACGATGTCGGAATAGACCGTACCGCTGAAGGCGTCGGCCACGGGGTCAAGCCCTTTGATCAGCTTGGAAAACGATTTCATGATTGATCCTTTCGATTGTGAAGGGCGGCCGGGATCACCGACCGCCCAATGGTTGCAATTAAGCGCGGGTGGCCAGAGCGACGAACGGCGAAACGGTGTTGCTGGCGCCGTTGGCCGGGGTCAGCACACTGTTCCAAGTCGGCATACCGTTGATTCGGTAAGTGAACCGGAACACCTGCTCGTCATACAGGAAACGGACATGGATCGAAACGGCGCTGTTGACGCCGCCCTTGTCGATCAGCAGATACTGCGACGGGTCGGCAAGGATGATGTCGCCGATGGTGCCGCAGGTCGCGGCCTGTTCGATCGGAACGACCGGGCGACCGTAAAGGGTGTCATACGGGGTTGCCGAAACGCCGCCGGTGGGCAGGTAGACCGGCACGCCGCCCGTACCAACCACAAACGCCATGGTGTGCAGCTGCGGTTCGCAGTCCTGGTTGATGTACCAGACCGAATTTCCACGGCTGGCAGCCCAGAGGCGGGCGCGCATCTTGACGATGTTTTCGTAGACAATTGTCGCGGCGCTCTGGCCGGCTTCTTTCGAAACCGAGACCAGGCAATCACTGTTCAGCCATCCCAGGGGCTGGCCTGCGCCGTTGCCGTTGACGATTGCGTTATCGAGCAGCCATGCGAACTCATCGCCGACCAGGCCGCTGGCCAAAGCCTCGAGACCGGTGGTGTCCTGCAGGAGTTCGTCGGTCACGTAGACCAGAGACATAAGCTTTTCGAGGTCGAGGCGCTTTTTCATGAACTTGGTTTTCGAAGCGGTCACGGTTGCGGCTTCGGCAGCCCAATAACCGCGCACGCCACCCCAGCGGGAACCGGCCGCGCGGCTGGTCTCGTCAATTTCAAGCCACGACAAACCGTTCGCGTTGGCGCCGATCGGCACGCGGCGGCAGCGGCCGGCAATAAGGGCCTTGTCATAGGTCCGCTTCATGATTTCGGTCAGGTGATCGGTCTGCACCAGGAACCCACCATCGCTGGGGATTGCCTCATTATGACCGGAGGCGGCACGGGTTTCGTGCTGCAGGCGGTCGTCGGTACGGCCACCGGGCACGCACGCTGCGCGCACGGCCTGCAGGAACTCGCCGAAGCCTTTGAACCCGCCGCGGGTTCCTTCACTGTCGTCGGCCTTGCCAGCGGGCTTGTGTCCGTTTTCAAGCTCGAGGGCGTTGCTGCGCTCGGCCAGCTCGATCTGCTGGTCGAAGTTGCGAACCTGTGCCTCGAGTTCCTGATACTTGGCGCCTTCCTGCTCGGACATGCGCTTGTCATCGCGAGCGAGTGCGTCGTTGCAGAGCTTCCGCATCTCGTCTTTGATTTTCTGCTGCTCTCTGCGGAGCTTCATGATGTCGATCATACTATCTTCCTTTCGTTAGAGCGCCGCGATCCCGCGGAGCTTCAGGTTTAATTCGTTTTCTCTTTCAGCGATCTCACTCGACTCATTCTGGTGCTGCGAATATTCCGCATAATCATCATCAACGCTGCGCACCTTCACCTTGGTCTGCGGATAGGCGGGGAACGCGGTCGGACTGATCTCGCGCAGGTCAAGATCGATCAGTGTGCGAACGATGTTTTTCGGGTCTTTTTCATCCCATTCCTGGGTGATTGTGCGGAATCCGAAGCTCATCCCCTCTACATCACCGCGCGAAATGAGCACGGCAGCGTCGCGGCCGGCCTGCGTGTCAGGCAGATCCAGTTCGAACCGCAGGCCCTTTTCATCTTCCTGCAGGCGCAGCGTGTTCGCTTTGGTGCTGCCGAGAACGATGTCGGGATTGTGATTCCAGAGAGCGCGCACATTGTTTTCAGCGAGGCTCTTCTTGAAAGCCCCTGACCTGATTTTTTCCTTGAAATTGAAAATCGGCAGGCTCAGTTTTTCGAACATCGCCGCGTATCCGCGGGCGGTGATTTTGCCATCATCCGTTTTGTCGACGCGCACTTCCTCGATCTGGAACGTGGCGCGGGTAAATTCATTTTGCGGGGGCATTGTTTGGCTCCTTAGTGGGTGCGGCCGGCGCGGCCGCGGGCGCTGGTGCGGGCTGCGGCTTTTCGCCTGCAAATTTCGCGTTCTGGAAATTGAGCGGCACCAGATAGATGTCTCCCTGCTCGCCGGGCAGAGGGTTCTGATCTTCAAGTTCGCGGATATCGTTGGCCGAAAGCCAGCCGCCGTTGCGGCCGATCTGGTAAGCCGCGAACCGATCCGTGATTTTTCCGCGCATCAAACCGTTGACGTTGAACTTGACAAAGTGCAAATCGTCATAGATCAACCGACGGTTGAGTTCTTGTTCCCATTGCACCAGGTACGGCAGCAGCGTGAACGTGACGAAGCCGTCCTTTTGCTCTTCGATCCCGGCGCCCCAGCTGGTCTGCTTTTCGTGATCCTGCAGCATGTAGAGCGGGATGTTGTAGATCCGGGCTACTTCGGATATATCGAACCGGCGGGTTTCGAGATACTGCGCATCCTGGGGAGGCAGGCCGACCCGCTCCCATTTCATTCCCTCATCCAGCAGCATGAGCCGGTGCGCGTTTCCAAGTCCCTGGTATCCCTTGAAGGATTCCTTCAGGGTTTTCTGCGAATTTTCAGAAAGCTTTCCGGGGTGATAAACGACACCGGCCGGGTTCGTGCCCTGTCCGAATGTTCGCGCGCCAAAATCTTTCACCGCCAGCGCGGCGCCGATAGTTTCGCGGTGCAGCCCGATCGGCGACAACCAATCATAACTTGACGTTGACAGAGCGGGAAAAACCACCACCTGCCAGGATTGAAGAACGCGGATGCCGCCGCCATCCAGCTTCAGTTCGTAAACAATCGTACCGTTCGCCATGCGCTTCGGCGTGACTTTCCACGGCGGCAGCGGCCAGAGCGCGACAGGATCGCCGGCGCCGTTGAACTCGATCTCGGAGATCCCAGCTCCCCACAGATTCTGGTGAACGCTGGTAAGTGAACGCCATTGAAAACTGGTCTGCTCAGGATTCGGGGTCGCGTGCAGGAGATCAAACAACGGGTGCTCGGTCGCCAGCTCCTTGCCTCGCGGCTGCAGGTATTTATAAACCGCCAGGGGCAGGCTGGCGGTAGTCCATGCGATGAGCTTCACGCAGGCATAGACGGATGTCAGGGCCATCGCAGAATCTTCGGTGACCGCCGCGCCGGCTGCCGTCATGACGCCGCCGTCATCATCGCCAACAAGCCATTTCTGGAGGTGTTCTGAGAAACTGCTGCGGGTGAGAAAGTCTCCGATGATTCCCATCAGACACCCCGCCGCTTAGGAAACCCGGCATAAATGCAAAACGCCCCGGCCACGATGCAGGCGGCCGGAGCGTAGATCATGAACACACCGTATACCACACAGGAGGAACCCGCAAGCAGCAGCAGATCCTGCAATAATCCCGGTACAATTCGCGTTTTTTGGGGCACCCGGAGGGCCTTTTTTGTTATTGTTCCGCGCTCGGTACAATATACCGATTTCGGCAATTATTACCGAATACCCGCAACATATATCTTCGGGAACAATCTGTCAACAGAATTTTATTTTTTTAGAAAAAAAGCGCGCGCGGCGCCGAGGTTGGCTGCGCGACCATGGCCCGAACGTGGGCGTTTATCACCGCGGCGATCGGGTCGATCCGCTCGCGGGACTTTTTCTTGTTCAGGATTATGTTCTGGTTGCGGTCGACCTCGTCGGCGATCGCGTTGCTGATCGCCCAGCCGAGGACCGGGTTGCCGTCATGCGTCACCCGGCTCGAGTAAACCATCTCACGGAAATTTTTAGTTGGCTCGCTGAGCGTTTTGATCCCCTGGATGATTTCCACCACGGTGTGGCCCTCATCGGTAAGCTCGGCCGCCACCTGCAGCGCGCCCCAGGGGTCAAGGCACCACTCGGCGATCTGCCAGCCGGCATCGGTTGCCCTCTGCAGTGCGTATCGCTTCACGGCCCTGTAATCAATCACGGCGCCTGGCGTCAGGGTGATCCATCCGTCTTTGACCCATTGGCCATACGGGACCTTGTCGGTGCGCTGTTTTGTCTCAAACGTGTCCTCGGGCATGAACGAATGCGATAGAACGACGTATCGATCCCCCACCGGGAACTCGAACGCCACGCTGGTCAAGTCGATTTTGGCCGACAGATCGAGGCCGACATAGCAGCGGCTGCCGGAAAGATCGGGAATTTCGCGCGGGCAAGCATTCCATTTAGCCATATTCATGTAGCCCATTTCCCGCTGATTCACCCAAACATTCATATGCTTTGTGAGGAAATTGCGCTGCTTTTCCGGCGCCTCGAGCGCTTCCTGGCATTTTTTCCGCAGGTAGTCGACGCCCTCGGGGTAACTGCAAATAATAGGGTTAGCCTTCACCCAGACATTCTCGTTTTTGATGTCATCCAGCAGATCACCCGGGGCCACGGTCCGGCCGTCGGGCGTCTCGATCTTCTCGCCGGTCTCGTTTTTCTCGAGCTCGTTGACCATGGCAAAGTAGTTGTCGAGCTCGACCGGCACGTCTGGGTTGAGAATCTTGCTGACCAGGTCGTACTCCACCCGAAAGCACGGATTGTTCAGATCAAACCCTGCGGTCGTAATGATCGCCAGCAGCGGCTGCGTGCGGGCACCCATGCCTGAATCGATCACGTCATAGATCTCGCTGGTTTCGTGCGCGTGATACTCATCGATGATACCGCACTGCGGGTTCAGGCCGTCTCCGGTCTTGCGGTCCTCTTCGGACAGCGGGCGCATGACCGAATCGGTCTTCTTATGGGTGATCCTGCCATACGCCACGCTGAACCGATCGCGGAGCGCGCAGCCGTTGATCATGGCGACGGTCTCGTCATAAACGATCTTGGCCTGCTCAGTCTTGGTGGCCGCGCAGAATACCTCCATCGTCTCAAGTCCGGACTCGTCGAACGCGGCCAGCTCATAGGACCCGACTGCCGCCAGGCTCTGACTCTTTGCGTTCTTCCGGGCGACCTGCCAGTAGAGCTTATTGAACCGCCGATACCCTGTCGCCTGATGATACCAGCCGTAGATATTCGCAAAGACAAATTTCTGTATCGGCGCCGGGTCGAGGTTCTTGCCCTTGAGGACACCCTTGCGGTGCTTGAACAATCGCATCCAAGAGAAAAACCGTTCGGCTTTTTTCTCGTTGAACACAAACGGGAACTCGGCAGACCCTGCGCGCTCGATGTCGCGCAGGAATCGCGAGCAGGCCCATTTGTGTTTCTGGCATGATAGTGGGCGACCTGCGAGAACAGACTCGCAGTAGTCAATCAGTTCGGTCGTCAGGCTCAAACCTTGCCCCGGCGCACGCGCTTGACGCTGGGGTATTCCGTGCTGATCGCAATCCCGGAGCCCATGATGGCGACTGCAAATCTCGCAAGCCACAAACCGATCTTCTGCCGCACGATCATCTCACGTTCGTGTTTGATTCTGACGTTGACGGTGATCCTCTTGGCGATCTTCCGTGCGTCGACCTCGACGGTCTTGGGATTTTTAACAGGCTGGTTCCCCATCGTGTTCTCCATTTCTGCGTTATATTCCACCGAATCCGGCCTGGCCGAGCGGGTCTGCGGCGGGATCTTTCTTTGATGGCTTCGGCACGTTGCGCACCTTCGCCAGCGGATTCAAAAACAACCGGTCTTCAAGCTTCAAAATTTGGTCCATCTTTTTGTTGATCGCGCTGTCGACGGTGAGCAGGCCGCCAAGAGATGCCAGATACTCGAGCTTTGCAATCAGCCGCGCGCGCCTCGCCTTGGTGATGCCTGCGTCGTCGAGCTCTTCGTCTGCCGCGTCAGGATCGAACTCGACATCGGCCACCATCTCTCGCTGCCTGAGCAGGTCGCGGTATTCGCTCCACGCCTTGCAGTATCTGGCAATGGCCCCAACGTCCGCAGAGCTGGCGAGCTCGAGCCCCGATGATTCATAGAGCGCGGTGATCTCGTTCCACTTCGCCCGGGCGATCCGATCGGTGCGCAGCCAGCATGGCAGCGTAAATTTTCTGGTGCCGAATCGGATCTCGCCGTCTTCGCGCTCCTTAATCTCGGTTGTTGTTAGGTGTTTCTTGCCGTCATGCAGGTGCAGCGCAAGAGGTTTAGCTGGGCGTCCGCGTGGCATAAAAAATTTTATCCGTTTCGTTCTTTCGGGAAGTTTTTAAGAGAAAAGC